ATCGTTCCGATGGGCTTCACGGTGGAGCTCGCAGACATGGACGACTTTATCGGGAACTGTTTCAGTTTCCTTTATTCGTCCGTTTCTGCCGGCGCGAGAACCACTACGTACCTGGGACGCCTACTCTTTGGCGCACCACAGGTCGCATAATCTTGTCTTCGAACCTCGAGCGTGCACACGTGAGGGGCCTGTCGAGTTAAAAGTCGACTCCGCCCTCATTACGTTGACGCACGAGACCGAGAGCAATCGGGGCAATTGTTCGCTCCTAATTGCTTCTTGGTTATCTCTTCTGTCCGATAGTCCCGTCACAGACACTCGTAAGCCCCTCAAGGTCTTTACAAAGTTCAGAGATGAACTCTATGCTGACCTCAAAGGTACTGCGATTGCCTTCTCCAATTTAGCACATTTACTCGTCGCGAGACAGAGTAATATGGGCTCAGGCACCTCAATAGGTGACTGGATCGATGGCTTTGAAGACACTCCTGTCTTCTTTGAATACCATCGGTTTTTTCAAACTGGAGACCTAGCTGTGTTGTCCTTTTTGTATACGTTCTTAAACTTCGCAAAGAAGTTCGAGTTCGATGACAAGGAGTTCCACGCTGCCGCCTTTCGCGGCTGGCTAGGAGTTGAAGAGAGACTAGTGACGTTGCAGCTTCCGCCTATCGATCTTCAGTCGCTCAGACTGATTATACGGCGATCGCTGCCCGATCCTGACCTCGCTGACTTCTGGCCAAAACATGGTCCAGGAGCCGTCGCCGAGCGTAGGATTGGATCAATTCATGATAAGCATATCGCAATTGCGTATCACGAGGCGATAAACGCATTTCTCGCTGACCATAATAGCGAGAATTTTGACCCAGCCAACATCGTGCCTTACGATGGGAACTGGGAAGAACCGGACAAACCACCCTTGAGAGTTGTGATACTGTGCTCATTACTGAGTTTCAGGCCAAAAAGCCTGAAAGTTGCTCGCTCCATTTGTCAGGAGCCCGCGACCAACATGTACTTCCAACAGGGAGTAAAGTCGCAATTCTATAAGAGAATAGAGGCTGGTCCTTTGGGTAGATTCATTCGCCTCAAGGATCAGGGTTACAATCGTGCACTGGCTGAATTTGGATCTTCCAGCTCAGAGATAGACACGATTGACTTGAGCGCCGCGTCCGATTCTGTCCATATCAACCTTGTTAAAGGAATATTTCCCGAAACTTGGCTGACTGGCATGCTCGCAACGCGTTCGTCTCAAGTA